AAAGCATATGCGTCTGCGTCTGTATGGTTTGAATTTTCAGATGGTACGTGGTTACAACCACCGCTATGTACAATTCATAACGAAGATGTTTGGTATAGCTTATTTACAGAATCTGGATCCTTCACACTCTTGGAAGGTAATTATCCTGGTATAGCTGTTCGTGACTTTTCAGATATTGGTATTGAACACATTAATGAAACATATGATTGGGTATTAGATTCACTCAAATCCTCCGTATGCGAGGAAAATCTAGATGAACAATAGAAGATGTCACCTCGTATCACCTTTGTTTTAGTGATGCTCGGCCTTTTGCTATTAGCCAATTTACTCATGGTCAATGGTTACACAAACTACCCGACCTCCGAGGGATTTGCGGATTATCTTTTAGGCGGTGCTCCTGCCGGCGATGCTTATCAGGCAATGGGTGCTTATGATAATGTTGTCAAGAAGCCAACCGGTGTAAGTAATTGGCGTGGTCCTTCACCAAATGAGCCATTACTTGGTCCCGATGTACAGGTCGGTCCTGATAATCTCTTTATTTTCAAGAACAATCAATGTAAGCCTGAATGCTGTGGTGCGTCATACAGTTGCGGTGGTGGCTGTGTATGTACAACACCAAAGCAGCGTGACTTAATTGCTTCTCGTGGTGGCAATCGTAACGCACCAACAGATTTATAAACATTTAATACTAGACTATACAAATATACATGAATTGAAAATTCATATATATTTAAACATCTAAATCCGTTTATTGAAAAGGTGTTGGACCAAATGCCCAGGACATACTAGTACCTTTTTCTTTGTTCAATGATTCTACAAATCCACCATCTTCAGGCATAAGTGAATTTTTGAGTGTATTTGCTGCTACAGTATTTACTTCCGCTAGAGCACTATTAGGTTGTACATAGTCGAATCCTGTTGCGACATCGGACGGTGCCTTTTGCTCCTGACGACTTACGTAATTATCAAATCCTTCCTGTTTCGCACCGAGCATAGCAAATGCATTTGTGAGTTGTGAGTCAATAAAAGCAGGTGATGGTTTTTCAGTAGTATCTGTAGTTGAAAGTGCTGGAATATTGTTCATATTGGTAAATGATTCAGCAAATCCTGAATGATTTTCACCATGCTCTTCTTCACCATCATTAGCCATTTGTTCAGGTACATTTTCAAACCATTCTTCAGGTTTTAGATTGACAGTTTGAACTGGACCTACAAATCCCTGATTCAAACATACACGATAATGAATATGAGGGCGTAATTTACCCTTTAATGGAACCATATAGGGTTGTGGTTTACGAACACGTAACTTAGCCATACGTGTATCATCTGCGACTGCTACACCGGCATTCTTAAATTCTAAGTAAGCTTCACGCCAATCGGGCAATGTTTGTAAATGCTTAGTGCCGGGTTCTGCTGCCCAGTACATAACCTTTGTGCCGGGTTCAGCATAAACCTGAACTTCAAAATCAGCACCATCAGGAACACTAGGCTTTAATAATGAACAGGGCATAACAGCGGGGCCTAAAAATGGTAGATAGACATCACGGAAAAATGCCAATGATACAGCGGCTACACCTACAGCTAAGAAAATCATATTCGCAAAAGCTGCTCCGGTAAGTTTAGTGACATAATCCTTACCAGTTAATGCAATCATACCAACATTGGCACCGCTAATAATAAGAAGCAGGATTCCGAAAGCATATAACTTCTTATGTAAGTAGCTGGGCTCGACCATTATCTGTTTTATTCGTGTAAAAAAAGAAAACCAAAGATACACTTAGAATGGACGATCTTTGGACCATATTTTTTCTCTTAATTACTCTTTCCATACTGTTATCTTGGACTGCTAAGAATGTGGAGAAGTTTGTAGCAGATATTACACAAAATGCTCAATTACGTACACCAGGTCCCGACGTTTGTACACAGGGATTATATCGCTGCGTATATAACAAAATTCCTCTAGGATTTTAAATAAATAGGTCAAATACTGTGGTATCGGGAGGTATATCCTTCTCGTTACAACGGAATGATTCAAATATAGGACGTTCTATCTGTTTGCTTGGAACAGCCTTATGTACACTAGATGCTAATACTCTATACAGTTCAAAATCTGGATAACGTTCATCACCATTAGGTTTACGTAAAACATTTTGTCCATTATCATCTTGTAACCAATCCCATAACATATTATAAACATCTGATACTGTTTCAGTATAGAGTTTGGAACCCTCTTTAGACATAATCTTTACGGGTGATTTTGCTGCTGGTCGTTCTTCATAAAGAGATTCTAGTAATGATACAGCAAGACGACATAAATCAAAGGATGTATTAGGTTCAACCTTCTTTCCTTCTTCAGAATCATAAAATGGTTCACAATTATATTGTGTAGCAGCATCATTACCAGGATAAAAAGCATCACTAATGAAAAATCCGGCAGGGTCAGGTAAATGAAATGATGCACGACCAAAATCAATAATTTTCATGATACGGCCAAATGTTGGAACCTTCATAACACCTGCTACTTTTCCAGCCTTACGTATACGGTAATATAAATGTGTTTTATCGGTACCTGACCACATAATATTGTTTGTATGTAAATCATTGTGAACAAATCCATACATATATTGTGCAACATTTAGTCCAGCAATGACTTGAAACAACCAGGAAGTCCAACGAGCTTCTTTTGTTTCAGAAAGAGTTTCTACACTTTCATGTTCGTTATCAATTAATTCATCCATAGTTCCTTCAGCACGTTCCAAAAGGGTTACTTGTACAGGAAAATCACGAAATTCTACAAAGATATCATCACCTTCATAATCATCATAGTCATCATCGTCCATACTAGAACATGATTCTGCACTAGCAGGACTCATGCGTTTTAGACGCAATTTAGGAGCTGCAAGTTGAACGGGTTGAGTAGTATCCATATCAATATTAGGTGTATCTTCTACAGATATTACACGTTCTCGATTAGAACTTTCAACAATATCATTAGCTACATCTATTGTATCAAAATCTTCATCATTTAACTCTGATAATCCAGTTGTATGAAATGATTCAGCATTTATATGTTCACTTCCATCCTCCATATCACACAACGTAAACAATCCTAATTTTTGATTTCGTTTCCACCATGGTTTACTTTTCATTGAATAATATTCTTCAGAAATATTGAAACGATATTTTTCAACACGGGCTGTAAATGTTCCAAATGACTTACACCAATGAGGCGAAACATTAGCATTCACCATATTGTGGGCAGCACAGGCAAATAAAGTATCTACATAGGCTTCGTTTAACGGATCATTAATTTTAGCCAACGCTGGTTTCCATAATTCACTTGGAGCAGGTAAGGCACCGTCATTAGGCCATACGTATTCACCTTCCATAGCACATGTTGCGTCAAGTAAATGAATACGTTTAATAAAAATAGGTTGAACTTTACCATTTGTCATATGAAGAGCAGCTTCAAATCCAGAATCACCAATACGTTCTAAACGTACAATTTGTTCACCAGAAATACCAAGCCAGGTATTTTTATAGGCACTATAGGATCCTCCATATTCAGGACATAAACGTTCTAGTGCAGAAAAGTAAGACTGAATATTACGAAATTCTGGCAAAGCATCACATATAACAGATGGTACAGTTCCAATTGTAGGAGTTATACATAAAATATCAGGTAATTTGGAAACAAGAGGTTTAGCTACGTAAACAGATGTGCGTGGTACAGACGAACTATTATGATTACCTCCACGACCTCTGGCTCCTTGACCGCCTCGTGGTTTTGTATTTCCGCGCCCTCGTGCCATTTCTACACGAATATACCGGGTCTTATTTCAACAAACAGACGCAATAATCTTGTAAACGCATACGCGAATATATATTTATAAAAAAACCAGAGTCTTCTGTATACTATGGCAAATAATACACAGAATGTATGGGGGCCTCGTCCACCTGCTCCAACATCATTGAGTTCTATGATTCCATCGTTAGCTCCTGATCCAACTGGTTCACGTCCACAAGTAAATCTCCGGTTAAGCAAGTTTGATATGCGTATTATTCCTGATGACGCAGTTGTACTTATGATTGGTCGACGTGGTACTGGTAAATCATATTTAATTAAGGATTTAATGTGGCATAAGAAACATATGCCAGTTGGAACGGTGATTTCAGGAACAGAAGGTGCGAATGCATTCTATTCATCCATTGTTCCTAGTTTGTTTATACACGAAGAATTCAATCCTGCTATAATCGGCAATGTACTAAAACGTCAGGATGCTATTATGAAGCAAATTCGCAAAGATAAAGACACTCGTGGCACAAGTAATTTAGATAGAAAAGCATTCATAGTAATGGACGATTGTATGTATGATACAAAATGGATTAATGATCGCAATGTTCGTTCTTTATTTATGAATGGCCGTCATTATGGTCTTTTATATATTTTAGCCTTACAGTATGTATTAGGTATTCCACCAGTATTACGTGGCCAAGTTGACTATGTATTTATACTTCGTGAAAATCAAGTAAGTGCTCGTAAAAAAATTTATGAGCAATTTGCTGGTATATTTCCGTCGTTTGAACTTTTCTGTCAGATTATGGATCAATGTACAGAAAATTATGAATGTTTAGTGAT